ATTTTGACGGCCTGGTGATTCACCTGGCCCGCAAGGACTGACCTAAAAAAACAGTGTCGAGGAGTTGCAGCTCCTCGACACCCGACCACTACAGAGGACTCAACCATGCAAGTAAAGAACCTAAGCAGCAGCGGCACGCAGGCTAACACACCAGCGCGCCACCTGGTCGTCACCGCGTTGATCGGCGCAGCCGTCATTGGCTACCTGGTGCACAAAACCCCGGAGTCACGCACACGCCTGGAAAGCCTGAGTCAGATGGCCCGCACCTTGGGCGAGCTGAGCGCAAAGGATGCGGCGGTGGTCACTCGGCTGCTTGCCACCCCCGCAACACGGGGAGACTCACGCCATGTCTAACGACCCAGCATTCACCACACGGCGCTTTCCCTGGAACCTGGACCACACCAGCGTGTGCGATCTGTGCGGCAAGTGGCGGGTTCAAGGCAACCACGCCAAATGCAGCCGGCAGCGCCAGTTGCTCAATGCTCACCGGCGGCGCCACACGCCCAAGCGATAACCGCGTCCACTAGAAGATGCGACTGCAGATACTTGGCCCGGAAACGGGCCTTTTTGTTTCCGATCGTCAGACTGTCGATACACGAGTACAGCGTTAGGGGTTTACATGAGTGGCGTCGAAGCTCGCGGCAATTCCGTGAGAATCTACTTTCAACACAACGGGGAGAAATGCCGGGAATCGATTCCCGGAGGCAACACGCCGGCCACCGTGGCCCAGGCCAAACGCCTGCTCGGCATCATCGATTACGAAATCCAGACCGGCACCTTTGACTACGCTCGGCATTTTCCCAACTCCTCGAGGCTGGTCGAAAACACCTTCGGCCACTACCTGGACCTGTGGCTGAAGATCAAGGCCAACAGCGTCGCCGCCTCCAGCTACCGAGGTTATGCCAACAAGGCCGAGGTGCATGTGCGGCCGCGCTGGGGCAAGGTGCAGATCAACCAGATCGATCACCTGGACCTGCAGGAGTGGATTCAGGGCACGCTGTCCAAAACCCTAAAAAACAAGACCATCCGCGACATCATCAGCAACGTGCGCCAAGTGTTCCGTCTGTACCGCACACGCATGAAAGTCGCCCACGACCCCACCGAGGGCTTGATGGTGCGCCTGCCGGATCCGGAGGCACCGGACCCGTTCACCCGGGCCGAGATCAAGCAGATCCTCGACACGCCGACCACCCGCACCCACGAGCTGTTGATGGTGCAGTTCATGTTATGGGCCGGCCCGCGAGTGTCGGAGACAATCGCCCTAGCCTGGGAGGATGTCGACCTGGCGCAAGGGACGGTAACCTTCCGCCGGTCCAAGGTGCGCGGGGCGTACCGGGTGACCAAAACCCGCCGATCAACGCGCCGCGTGCGCCTGCTGGCACCGGCATGGGACGCGCTCAAGAAGATCGATGCACTGACCCGTCGACGCCAGGCGGAAACCGTGGAGATTGTCGAGCGCGACAACAAGACGGTGCGCCAGCACAAACTGCATTTTGTGTTCCTGAACAGCAAAAGCGGTCTGCCGCACCCCAACGACTTCGTGGTCCGCGATCGCTTCTTCAAAGCGCATTTGCTCGCGGCCGGGGTGCGTTATCGCGGCCCCGGGCAGTGCCGGCACACCTACGCCAGCCAACTGCTGACCACCGGTGTGGCGTCGATCGACTGGATCGCCGAACAGATGGGCCACACAAACGGCAACATGATCCGCCAGCACTACGGGACATGGATCAATGAAGACGGACCGGATGTGGTGGGCATGCTGCAGCTGGCCCTGAAGTTGGAACCGGCTACAGCTCAACACTAAATCCGGTAATACAAACGTCTTCGGCAAAACGTCCACCCTCCACCAGCGTAACCAGGTGCGCAGCGGCCCAAATCGTGAGCGCACCGCTCCCTCGTCTCATTGGTCGATTTGGAGCCTCTGAGCGGCTTGTGCATAGACACGATCACGCGCCACAAATAATTCAGTGTGGGTTGCCATGTTTATGACCTTGGCCTGAGTCAGAGCCGCAATCCAGGCGACGGCATAAGTGCCGAACGACCCTAACTCGAGTTGACTACGAGATTGCTCCAAGCGCAGTAAAATTCCCTCCCAAGCCTCTTGCAGTTCGTCATTGGGCAGCTTGATTGTTTTGGCCAGATTAGCCGCGAACCGTAACGGGGTAACGGTTGCGCGAGGTTCGTCGTGATCGCTCATGAGGCGTGTCCTTATCGAGGAATGGTTAGGCATTGGGGTCACGCCAGTGTGCCGGGGAGAGGGATACCAGTCTATGGAGTTCTGGTTTTCGCTTGCTCGAAAAAAGGCCTCCACACCTGGGTCAGGCATGGAGGCCTTTTGAACATAAACGGCGATCTATCTATCAGTCGCTAAAGCCGAGCTCATTCAGTAAGAGAGGCTTGGCCCCTTAAACAGACCAGCTACAACCAAACCTTAATGCCTCAGCCTTTTTTGCCAAGTTTGTCTCTTTGTTCGTTTATGGCGTCTATAGCCTCAGCAATTAGTTGCTGCTGACTAGACTTGCTTTTCGGAACAAACTGCCAAATGGTAACTATTATAGAAAACAAAAATGCACCGATAGAAACATAAAGACTTAAATTACTACTACTCAAATACTGACCGATCAGCCTATTTTTCTCCTTCACGGAAGAATTTAAATTAAGCAACTCATCTTTTATTTTTTCATACTCAGGCTCGGTGAGCTTTATAGAAATACCACGAAAATCACGTAAACTTTGATCATCAAGACCATCAAACGGATTGAATTTATTATGATCTAGAACAAGAGTATTGACCTGACGCACAAACTCCTCATCCTTAGCTTCTAGACTTTTAGCCGAAGCCAACTTTAGGACCTTCAAATCATTCAATACCTGAAGAAGGGTCAGGGAACTTTTTTCGTAAAACAAGTGAGGCTTAACAAAAGGCCAGATACTTTCAGATGGATTGTTCACCTCGTGCTGGTAAACCAATTTTAGATCATCAATATTCGAGCCTTTCAGGATTGCATTAGTCAAAGCCGCTCGTATTTCCTCGCGAGAAACATACCGATCCGCTGTCTGAGACATTAACGCCGTAAATGTCGCGATAGTGACCAACACACTGACAATTACGCTAACACGAAAAAAATCCCTAACGCGCTGCCAGCGATTCTTTTTGAGGAGGTGTTCGGAAACCTTACTCACCAACTGGTCAACGAATTCAGGTGGCGCATCTGAGAGCCCCTGCTCTTTCAGCTGATTTTCTATTTCACCTCTCAATTCCTCATTTGACTTATCCCTCCATTGATCTTTTATTTTCAGTTTGAACTCGCTCGTTTGAATTTTCTGTTTTCTTCCACCAAGCGGAGTAGCGCCTTTTACTTTAACCTCAACCTCACCTGCAGCCTCAACCGCTAAGTTCGGATCAATCCCGCCTTCCTTTGCTTCGTCATCAGTTACATCTTTTATTATCGTGTCAGCGACGGTGGTCTTTTCATTTTCTGCGAGAGTATTTGACACGCCAATTCATCCTTATCTTTAACAAATCGAACAAATATAACCACCCACAATCACGCATAAATCCTATGCAGCACTTCCGCCTAACTTGTCATCCTTTGTAGGCAATGCGGTCGATGCTGCAGTGCTAAACATCTTATCAAAGTGATTTAAAAAGGTTTCAGTTAAGTGACCATGATAATATGCATAAACCATAGTAGTCATGACAAACTTATCATTACCGAGCACATTAAACACGAGAGCCCCCTCGATAACTTTCGGGCGAAACCATGCCTTCCACTTCCAGTTATCGGCCACATGAGTGTAATCACCGTCCTTATCTCTGATCCAAGTTGTAATTTTACCTTTAGACTCTTCCTGATCTATGCGCTTATTGAACTCTTCCAGAAGAGAGTTAGGATCAGATGTAAAAAAATTCACTGCCACTTTGATATTCTCCTGCGCACATTTACAAAATGTTAATTAATCTTTCTGCAAGAACCTCACTTTCACCATCACACTACACTTAGCTATAAAAATCGACCTCCCCTCATAGTACGGTTGAATTTTGGCATACCTATGTTGTGAAACTGTTTTTTTATCGCAGCATTCAGTCTACCGAAATTAGACTACTGACGACTGATCCAGCTCTGCGACTAAATAAATCGCCCGCGTTAGGTCAAGGGCGTCGGTTGCGTGCGATCACTTTACCGATTGCTGCATACCAAAGCGATTCATCAGATCTGCCGTAGCCTCATGATCGCTTCTGATAGTGCTCGTGCGTTTTGGTCTAAGGTTTCCATAGCCATGCTGGCGTTAACGGCAAACTCCTCAGCGCCGTTCTCTGAAAGCCATTTCGTAACCTCATCTATAGCGGCGCCGATCGCGTGCTGATTGTGCAAAAGCAATGTCAGCGCATCAGCCGTAGCGATGTTGGATTCTGAGTTATTTGACATTGTGATCCGTCCTGGATTGAGGGGTGTCGCAAAGCTTAGTTCATACGTCCCCGATGAGAACGGACGACGATGCATTTGCAACGCTTGCTTTGCACCAGAACAGTGCACCAGTCCCATCTCAGTCCCATTTGACCTTTTTTAGACGCCAAAAACTACAAACCCCCGACTTTCTCTAGGAAAATCAGGGGTTTGCATTTTCAGAATTTGGCGGTGAAGGAGAGATTCGAACTCTCGATACAGTTTCCTGTATACACACTTTCCAGGCGTGCTCCTTAAGCCACTCGGACACTTCACCGTATCTCTTCAAACATGTTCTGTCTGTCGAGGCGCGCTAATGTAGTCGAAAGCTTTTCTGATGGCAAACTTTTTTTCAGAATTTTCATGCGGTTAAGCGAAAAAGCCGCGACCGCCATCCAGAGCCCATGGCGATCCGGCCAATCTTGGGTAACCGCCGCCCTTCTATATAGGCGCGCAGGCGTCAGGCGCGGGGCGCGTTGCAGCACATAGGGCGGTAAACGGTGACTGGCGGGTCAGTCACAGTGCTTTACCTGACCGGCGACGGTGGGTAACGTCTGCCCATCTTTCTTATACGGAATTGCGCCATGAGCGACCTGATTGCCTACCACCTCGAAGACGGTATCGCGACCCTGACCCTGAG